AAAATGGCAGTATTAGATCCAAACGAAATATTTTTCACAGCATTTGAACCAAAACAGGCGAATCGCTTCATCATGTACATTGATGGCATCCCTGCTTATGAAATCAAAGGTGTAGGTGCAGTGACATTAACTCAAGGTACAGTAGCTTTAAACCACATTAACGTACAACGTTTTGTAAAAGGTAAAACTACTTGGGGACCTATTACATTTACATTATTCGATCCTATTACACCTTCAGGTGCTCAGGCAGTAATGGAATGGGTACGTTTACACCACGAATCAGTAACAGGTAGAGATGGTTATAGTGATTTCTATAAGAAAGACTTAACATTCGACGTATTAGGACCAGTAGGTGATATCGTATCAGAATGGATCATCAAAGGCGCGTTAATTACTGAATCAAACTTCGGTGAATATAGCTGGGATACTGAAAATACTGCTGTAAATATTACAATGACCGTTCAACCAGATTACTGTGTGTTGAATTTCTAATAAAAATCAAACAAAAATTAAAGAAAGCTCGCATTTTTTGCGAGCTTCTTTTTTTGTCATATATTTATATACGATAACAAAGTTATAACAAATAAAAATTATGAACGAAAAATTTAAATTTCCTACCGAAATGGTAGAATTACCTTCAAAAGGTTTATTATATCCTGAAGGTTCACCTTTAGCAGAAGGTAAAATTGAAATGAAATACATGACTGCTAAAGAAGAAGACATCTTAAGTAATGCTAACTACCTTAAACAAGGGATATGGTTAGATAAATTACTTCAATCAATGATTATAACTAAAATTAACTATAACGATTTGTTATTAGGTGATAAAGATGCTATTATATTAGCAGCTCGTAGTTTAGGTTATGGTAAAGATTATAGTTTTAAATATACATTCCCATCTTCAGAAACTGATGAAGATGTTACAGTAGATTTAACAACACTTTCTGAAAAGAAATTTGATACTTCTTTAGTTAAAGAACCAAGAAAAAACGAATTTACATTTGAATTTCCTGCAACTGGTAATATTATTACTTTTAAACTATTAACTGTAGGTGATGATACTGAAATTGATAAAGAAATGGCTGGATTAAAGAAAATAGATCCAAAAGGTTCATTTGAAATTTCAACAAGATTAAAACATATGATAACTTCTATTAACGGTGATTATGATAAAAAAATCGTTAGAGAATTTGTTGATTATGCTTTATTAGCTCGTGATGCTAAAGCATTTAGAGATTACATTTCAACCATTAACCCAGGTATTGATATGACTTATACTCATATTACGGAAAACGGTGTAGAGGAGGACATCGTTATACCAGTAGGGCTTAACTTTTTTTGGCCTAACGCCTGAGTATAGAGCTGCTTTATTTACCCAAATCCACGAAATAGTATTTCACGGACAGGGTGGATACGATTGGCATACAATTTATAATATGCCTATATGGTTACGTAAATTTACATTCCATAAATTAAGAGAACATTATGAAGATAAAAATTCTAAATCTCAAAATGACAATGTAGAAACGTCTATTAAAAATTTAAAATCGGCGCAAGCTAATAAAACCATTACTCCCCCATCTTATGTTACGAAGGCATCTAAAAAGTGATGCCTTCTAATATTTATAACAAAAATTAAATGGCTAAACAAAACCAAACTGGGAAACTTAATGAAGACTTAGCGTTTCTGAGAGACCAAATCACATCGATTGGTGCTCAGATTGGTGAGGCTATTAATGATAAGTTAGAGGAAACAGCTGGTATTGTAGATAGAGTATCTAATACAATTAATAGAACAACAGCTAAAGCCGCTGTAAAATCTGTTACTGATTTAACTAGAGGATTAGATACTGCACTTCAAAACCAATTAAAAATTAATCAAGGTGCTATTAAATTAGCTGATATTACTAAAGCCCAACAAAGTTTAGAAGCTAGAAGATTAACATTAACTCAAAATCTTCAAAACTTAGAAAATTTAGGATTAATTACTGCTAAAGAAAGAAAAAAACAAGAAGTTGAAATTGGAGATGCTTTAGATAAAGAAGCAAAAATTTTACAAGATCAAGTAAATTCATATGATTCTATAAATAAAAAATTAGGAATCACCGGCAAATTAGTAGGCGGTATTTCTAAAATTCCTGTATTAGGAAATTTAATAGATGCTGAAGAAGCATTAGGTGCTGCTCAAATGGAAGCAGCTAAAGATACAGCTACTTCAACTTCAGTAATGAAGAAAGCATTTAGTTCATTAGGTACTAGTTTAAAAGCTAACTTGATGGATCCGCTTACTGGTATAACAATGGTTGTATCCGGTGTTAAAGCATTATACGAAATATTTAAAAAAGTAGATACTGAAACTGGTAATTTTGCTAAAGAAATGGGTATATCCTATGATGAAGCAAGAGCAACTAGAAAAGAATTTGAAAATCTTGCCGCTAGTTCCGGTGATGTTAATATAACAGCAACTAAACTTCTTCAAACACAGTTAGAAATTAATAAAGCATTAGGAGCTAATGCTAATCTTACTGAAGAAGATTTAATAACATATACTAAATTAAGAGATGTAGCTAAAGTAGAACCAGAAATTCTAGCTGAATCTCTTAAATTAAGTAAATTAAGAGGTGTATCTTTAAAAGATGCTACATCATCATTATTAGGCCAGTTAAAAGTAATTAAAGCCCAAACTGGTATTAACTTTAGTAATAAAGAAATAATGGCTGATGTTGCTAAAGTATCAGCTGCAACAAAATTATCATTAGGTGGTAGTACAACAGAATTAGTAAAAAGTGTTGCTCAAGCTAAAGCATTAGGTACTAGTTTAGGAAAATTAGATAATATTGCTGGTTCTTTATTAGATTTTGAATCATCAATATCAGCAGAGTTAGAAGCAGAATTAGTAACTGGTCGAGAATTAAATTTAGAAGGTGCTAGAAGAGCAGCTTTAAATAATGATTTAGTAGGATTAGGTAAAGAATTACAATCTCAAGGTATTGATGCTGCTAAATTCGGTAAAATGAACCGAATTCAACAAGAAGCTATTGCCAAATCTATGGGTATGAGTAGGGACGAAATGTCTGAAATGCTCATGGAACAACAAGCTTTACAAGCACTTGGTAAACAAAATATGGACCAAGTAAAACAAGAGTATGAATTAGCTCGTAAGCAAGGTAGAGAAGCAGAATTTCTTAAAAAATTAGGTAACGACGAATTAGCAAATCAATTAAAAAGCCAATCAGTACAAGAAAGAGTAGCAGCAGCTCAAGAAAAATTAGTTTCTGCTTTTGAAAAACTTTCCCCTATTCTTGAAGCCATATTAACACCAATTGCAGATTTTGCTGGTTTCTTAACTTCATCAAAACCATTAATGGATGCTATTGTTAAAGGTGCTTTAATATTAGCTGGTATTAAATTTACAAATTTCTTAGGATTAGGTAAATCCTTAGGGGGTTTAGGTGGAATGTTAGGCGGAGGTGGTGGAGGTGGTGCCGTTGGTGGTGCTGCTAAAAAACTTTCAGAAAAACAAGTTGCTGCTGGTTTTGGTGGTAAAGCAGCTAAAGAAGCTCTTAAAACAGGAGGTATGGGAGCTGCTCAAACTGCTATGGCTGGTGGGGGTGGATTTCTTAGTAAATTAGGTAACCCATTAAAAGCTATTACCGGAAAATTAGGTAGCTCAGCTGGTAAACTTCTTAAAATCCCAGTTATATCAAGTTTATTAGAAGGTGTATTTGCTAATCAAGATATTAACCAAGCTATAGCTGAAGGAGGCAATTTAAATGACATTTATAAAAAAATAGGTATTAGAGGTGGTGAAGCTATAGGAGGTATTGGTGGTACAGTAATAGCTGGTGTTTTAGGTTCCGCTTTAGGACCTATGGGAACAATAGCCGCTGGTATATTAGGTGATATGGCTGGTAGATGGGTAGGAGGTAAATTAGTTGATGTATTAGGTCCTGAAGGATTTGGTAAAGCAATCTCTACTACTCTTGGTAAAGAAGACGAAATCAAAGAA